TTGCCCATGCGCATAGCATCGTCAGCTGATGGCGATAAATCGGTAAATATAATAACATTATCGGATTCACCACCCTTTGACCCGTGTATCGTGGACACTGAAATACGGGGTTCTGCATTAAACTTTTCGCCTCTGCGGAGTAAAGCAGTAATATAGACCCGTGATTCTTCCGGCAGTCGGTCCAATGCCTTGTGCCAGATCAATTCATCCCCGACCATCAGGCCGTAGCTGTTCTGTAAAATCTCCATATTTAATAATACATCGCTATCTAATCCGGTTAATTTTTTAAACCCTCGTTTAATATGTGTACCTGTGGACATATAACTATATACGTCTCTTGCCATATCCAAGGTAATATTTTTACCTTTACGCAGTTGTTCCCAACCATTTACAGCTGAGGATATTTTCGCGGATATGGATCGGTGCCCCTTATGTGTAAAAAGCAGTCCCATGGACTTGAGCGTTTCTACGACCGGGTTTAAGATATAGCCCGCCTGTGCTAATATCAGCCACTGGCCCTGTGTCAGGTCTATATCATCTAAGCGTGCCATGTGCTTAACCGTGCCCTCGTCTTCTTTGGGCTGATATTTTTTCGGATACCTGTGTTTAATTCTGTAGACGATTGATTCAGCGACCCGATGAACTTGTTTAGGGACGCGGTAAGACTGAGATAAAGTCTCAGAAGAGCCGTCAAGGTTAATAAACTGGTCCACATCAGCCCCCGCCCACCTATATATGGCTTGGTCATCATCTCCGGCTGCAAACATAAACTTACTTTTCTTATCTAAAGCATGGGCTATATCCCATTGCAACGGAGATAAATCCTGAGCCTCATCAAGGAAAGTGACTTCAAAATCAGGGCAACACTTGTCAGCTTCATCTACAAACACTTTCAACATATCCGTAAAATCATATAAGTTTCTGTGTTGTTTGTATTCTTTATAACACTGATTAACATAATTAACGGTGTTCCAGTCATCTTCAATATAAGATTGATTATATTGTTTTCTTAGTTCTATTTTTCTAAGACGGGCTAAATTAATGACGTTAAGGATAGGATGATCGTGGTTTTGCATCTCTGTAATGTCTTCCTGACCGGAGGTTCTACTCAACACCATACCTATCTTTTTGCCTAGTTCCTCAAAATGTTGTTTGGACATAACCTGTTCCGGTCTAATCTCTGTCATAGATAACGCTAAACTATGTAAGGTTCTAAAAAAAAACAAATCCTTTTCAGGGTCAAGTTTAAATCGTTTAGCCGCTCTCTCTTTAGCTTCGTTAGCCGCTTTGCGTGTAAAAGCAAGAAACGCTATGTGGTTAGGGTTCGTGCCTTTATTTAATGTATCATCAACCATATTTAACAAAGTTGTTGTCTTTCCGGTGCCCGGCGGTCCAAATATTCTAAACATTAATTATCGTTTATTGGCTTATCAAAACCCATATCTTCTAAAAAATCATCTATTTTTTGATCTGAAGGTATTTCATGTACAAATATAGGTGTTGTTTCTCCTACCCAAGCACCGACAACATTGTATTCCATCCATTCTATAGCTTCCTCGTGCGTCATCCCGTCCCGTTCCATAAATATTTTTACACACTTATTATAACTATAAATTAAAACTTCAGGCATATTGATACGACTACCAATACCTATGATTGCATCTTCAAGGCCGTCAGCCTTAACCATTCTTTCATCGTCTGACATTAAAAGGGCTCCTTCTCTGTTTTTAAATCTGGTGTATTAAATTCGTGATCCGTGTTACGATATGATGGTATAGCCCAAACGCGAACCGAGCGGTTATTTATTTTCATAACCGTACTGGACCCGTTAATATCTCGTAAGCGCTGGGCTATCTTGTGCGACTTATACTCAAAAAACTTATTCTTTTTAAGAAAGCTTTCAAAGTCTCTAAGCCGAAAATAGGTTAAGTGTTCCTCTTCATCTGTCCAAGGTCTTCTTAACAATATCTCTTCTTTTTCCTGAGCTTGCTGTAAGTGTCGGCAAAACTCCTCTAAATAATCATAAAACTGTCCGCTTGTGCTTGCGTCTTCAGCTACCTCAATGATAGCCGCATCATTTTCTTTCATTTCATTCAATAAGGCACTAATCCGTGCCTCCCATGCCTCTTTCCTAACTGATCGTGGCATGAAGTTAAGTTGTTCCATACAAGCCTTTTGAAAAGTGGGCTGAGATAACAACGCTTCTGTGTCTAATTCTAAAGGTTCCCCGCTAACGTCCATAAACCACACAGGAGGGCTTGAATTGTATTTTCTAAGGTTTGCTATAGTTGCGCCTTGAACAGCCGCTCCTACCCCATGTAATCGCGTTCTACATAACTCTTTATTGCAATGTGAATTTATAGGCGCATCATTACATTTATACGCGTAATCTTTTTTCTTTGCCTGATTAGCTACGATGTTAACCTCCGATAACGGTAGGGGAGGCTCCAAGTAAGTCATATTATAAGTCAGTATTTCTGTTTCCCAACTATCCGGATAGGCTTTTCTTAAATAAACCGCTATGTTAAATAACCCATTATTACGCCCACCTTCGCTAATCTTACTTGCGCACAATGTTTGTAAACATGGCGGACCATCTTTTATAGGCGTATCTTTTATGTCTTCAACTTGTAAAGCTATGACTTGCTCTTTATTCAGCTTATATTGCTCATACAGCGCTATAAACTCTTCTAGGGTAGCCGAAGACCCATCATCCTTAATCGCGTACCGTAGGCCGTTCTCTGCGTCATAATAAGGCAAGTTTAAAAAATTACCTACATCGCCTCTATCTAAATGTAATTTTATCTGTTTTGGAAATATCTCGCTTTGTCCGTACCCTAACGCGGCTGATATATGTTGCAGTGTTTGTTGCATATCTTTAGCTTCTACCCACTCGCTACTAAATAAGAAACAGTGAGCGCCACCACTTTTAGAACGACATACTACCAGTGGTAGTTTTAATTTTCTAATTCTTTCAACTAATGTTTTATGGTCAAGAGGATAGGTATCAATATCAATGCAACCCCACTTAGATTGTGAGTTTGCATTAATCGGTATGATACCTAAAGAATCTCCCTGACCTGATAGATGACCCGTCCAATGATCCTTAGTCCGTGGCTCCCTTACTAAGGAAGCTCTACCAGACTTTTTGCCATTGGTCTGGGTCTTATCTATCTTGTAAGTGCCAAAAGCTTCTTCTAGCCCATCAAAAATTGAACTAAAAGTCTCCCACATTAGAACGGCATCTTCTCTTGATCGTCCGTATCAGACTTTGCTTTTGGCGGAGCTGTAGGCTCTTCCGTTTTAGACGCAGATGGACCGTCTTGCTCATACTTTACATTGACGTTATTTTGCTCAACGGATAATGCAAAAGCTTTAGCTTCATTATAAAGAGCAATATTTGAAACCTCGTCTGATAGTTTCATGTCCCAAACAAAATAGTCACCTTTACGTCCACTTTCCATGTAAGTACCAAGATTATATGTAAATAAAAATCTAGGTGGTATAAACATAGAGCCGTCAGCTTTTTGCTTACGTCTTGTAGAAATGATACTATTCCATTTACGGCTTGCTTTTAAAGAAGTGCTTTTCATTGCAATCATTACAGCATCTGTAGCACCAGTAAAGTTACCCTTATCATCCATCTTAACAATCAAACAATAATGTTGATGGGTGTCCTCAATATAGTGACCAGATCCGTCAGTAAGATATTCTTTATTATCTTCCTTACTTCTCTGTGTCTCTGGACATTCTTCTTTGGTAGCATAGATTGCGATAGGAGCGCTTTGCTCATCGCCAAGTGGAGACCATTGAATAAAGCGTCTTTGGAACACACAAGGCACAACCTTGATTCCTTTATCTCTATCGTATATCTCACCTGTAACTGTATTATACATATCGCCTGATACAGCACCTCGGTTAGCTTCAAGTATCTGTTTTGAAAGATTAGTTTTCAAAAACGGAATACTTAAAGTATCTTGATTTACTTCTTTATTACCAAGACCTGAGTCTGCTTCAAGCATACTATGGTCAAGCGTAGCAACTTGTGTTGCTTCTTTTTTTACAACTTCAGCCATTTTATTTCCCTTTCATAATTTTAGCTCTACGACCAGTCCACGCACCAAAAATCGGTGGTATGTCCTGACCCGCTTCAGTTTGTTCTCTTATCCATGATTTAAGCGTACTACTGTGGACAATTTCTTTTTTATCTACATGAAATCCTCTTGACAGAGCCGCTTCATAGAAATCTTTAGCTATATTATCTTCACCCATACCGAACTCAGCCGCTACAGATGATTTAATTAAATCACCAAAGTTGTTTTGACGTAACCAATCATGCGCGTTTGGACGATCAGCTACTTTAATTGTACCTCCGTATGTTGGAACAATCTCTACTTTAGAGCCGTCTGATAAAGTAAAACTTTCTAAGTTAATCTCTTCCATCAACAACGGCATATCCTCATCAGTTAAGGAAAGAAGTTCTTTTTTCGCAAGCTTGAGTTTCTCTTCAAGCTGTGAAACCTCGTCTTCTTTTAAGGCTATCTTATGTGCGATGTCAGCAATACTTTTTAACTTATCTGTGCTCACATCACTAATAGAATCTGCGCTCATTGAGTCAGCTTCTACCTGCTGTAATAAATCACTCATATCTAATTCTCCGTGGTTCGTGATTAAAGACTTTATTATTGTCTTGCATATAAGAATATATGGGTTATATAATATATGTCAAGCACAAAGGATTAAAAAATGTATATGTTTAAAACAAAACCGTTTCAGCACCAACAGGAAATATTTGATGAAAGCTGGGACCGTATATACTACGCCTTGTTTATGGAAATGGGTTTAGGTAAATCAAAAGTTATTATAGATACGATAGGTAAGTTAAAATTAGAAGACAAAATTGATTCGGCTTTGATCGTTGCACCAAAGGGGGTGTACGATAACTGGGCAAAGCAAGAGATACCGAATCACTTACCAGATGAATATGAACGGTTTATTGTTAGTTGGAAGCCCACTAAAGCTAAAGCTTTTCAAAACGATATGAACAAACTGGTGTTTGAAACACTTCCCGGTATAAAGTTTTTTCTTGTTAATGTTGAAGCGTTTAGCACAGAACGAGGTAAGAAAGCGGCGTATTATTTTTTAAAGAAAAACCCTGACAACATTATGGTTGTAGACGAAAGCACCACAATTAAGAACAGACAGGCGGTTAGAACTAAAAACCTTTTACAGCTGGGGCAATACGCAAAATATAAAAGAATATTAACGGGTTCTCCTGTTACTAAATCGCCTATGGATTTGTTTTCACAATGTAAATTTTTAGACAATCAAGCACTCGGTCAGGAAAGTTATTTTGCTTTTCAAAACAGATATGCAGTGGTGCAACGTAAAACATTTGGGGCTCGTAGCTTTAATGATATTGTGGGGTATAGACGTTTAGATGAGTTGAATGAAAAGCTGTTAACCTTTTCAGCTAGAACATTGAAGAAAGATTGTTTGGATTTACCTGATAAAATTTATATTAAAAGAAATGTTGCTTTAACGCATCAACAAAAAACAATTTATGAGGAAATGCGGCGATTCGCACTAGCTCGGCTTGCTAAAGGAGAACTGGCAACAACGACCAGTATTTTGACGCAGTTGATGCGATTACAACAGATTTGTTGTGGTTATTTAGAAAGTGACGAGGGCCGTTTAGAAGTGTTGGATAATCATAGGTTAGATGAGCTTATGAATATAATTCAGGAAACAAGTGGTAAAGTAATTATATGGTGTAATTATGTTTATGGCATTGGTGAAATAAAAGCACGGTTGGTTGAGGAGTATGGAAAAGACACAGTGGAAACTTATTTTGGACAAACAAAACAAGAAGATAGACAGGAGATAGTTAAAAGATTTGAGGATCCTAATGATTCGTTAAGATTTTTTATAGGTCAACCAAAGACGGGCGGTTATGGTATAACTTTAAACCAAGCCTCAACTGTTATATATTACAGTAATAGTTATGATTTAGAAAGTAGACTACAATCAGAAGACAGAGCGCACAGAATAGGTCAAAAAAAATCTGTAACGTATGTAGATTTAATATCGCCCGGAACTATAGACGAGAAGATTGTAGAAGCTTTACGGGAAAAAATTAACCTTGCAGATCAAGTATTAAAAGAAGAAACCAAAAATTGGTTAAGTTGACATAGCCTTCATACGTTTGACTAAACGCTGAGCCCTTGTTGGTACGTCTACGTTGTGCCATTTTGAGTCAGCCATTTGCACGGCGGCTTCTTCCCAATTCTGTTCAGCTACAGCTGCACAAAACTTTTTAAATTTAGATAAGCGAGGCCTTCCCATATTAAACATCATGTTCGCACAGATTCTTTGCACTTCTTCTGGTAATTCATCAAAATTATCAAACAATATTTTACATTCAGATATAGTTGTTTCTATATCCTGATTAAAACATTCAGCTACTCTTTCTTCGGACACAGGCGCTCCTAAAGGTAAGCTAAACTCAGGGTCAGACTGGGTAATGAGGTGCCCGATTCCAAAAGTTGGGTAACC